TTAATTCATCTTATTTATATATAGGAAGGCGGTATATTATGGACAGTAAAAAAATCATAAAGCAAATACTAATTGAAAGAGATATTACATTGCCAGATCTGGCGGAAAAACTAGGATATGAGCAACAGGCGTTTCGAAACAAAATCAATCGTGGTACGTACTCATTAAATGATTTTGTAAAAATATTGGATGCCCTGGAATGTGATATAAAAGTTGTTACCAGGGACACGAAAAAAGAGTTTTCATAAATAATACAGATCATGCAGCCGATTCTATATAAAAGGATCGGCTTTTCTTTTGCCCTCCATCGGCTCTGTATATCTGGCATAAACTGTTTTATAAAATCCTCAAAAATAATTATATGGACAAAAAATGCGTTCTATCTTTCTTAAATTCCGGCGGTTTTGGTTCTTTTTTGATGTGGTATAAAATGCATTTGTCCATATAATTTATATTATGCGTACAAATTATATTGACATCCGAATATCTGTTTGCTATACTTTTATTAGCACCTGGACAGTGTAACAAAAAAAGAAAGGCGGTTATTTTATGAAAACTACAGAACAGATTTTACGGGATTATCAAAAAGAACTGCATAGAATCGGAAAAAGTCAGAATACCATAAAAGGATACCTGAGTAATATTTCGATCTTCCTGCGATGGACAGAAGAATCTTTCGGAGAGCCATTTAATGGCGTGCTTACACCCATAGAAGTAAAAGAATACAGAACATATCTGGATAAAAAACAGAAAGCATCCCTCTCGACAATCAACACAAAACTCGCAGCTGTGCAGAGCTTTTGCAACTTCCTTCATAATGCTTACGGCAACAAAACTATTAAAGTAGAAAAGAAGAAAGGAAACATAAACCCGAAAGTAGAAGTGTTAAGCAAACAAGAATTACGTCAGTTTTTGAAATATGTAGAAGGTAACGCGTCTCTTCTGCACAGAGTTATTACACAAACAATACTGAACACTGGTATGCGTGAGACAGAAGTGGTTGATCTCGAATTATCCGATATTATTAATCTTGATAGCACGAAAAACACCTATATTATAGTAAGAAGTGGTAAGGGCGATAAATACAGAGAAATCAATATATCCGGCGATTACAAAGCTCTTCTGCGTGAATGGATCGAGCATAGACCTTCGACCGACTCACAGAAAGTCTTTATCGGATCTCGTGGAACCTTAACTTCAAACGGTGTTTATAAGATGATCCATCGCCTGGGCGAAGCAAAAGGATTAAATGTTTATCCCCATATGCTCCGCCACCAGTATTTAACACAGATCTCTAAGAAGTGCGAAAACCTTCAGGACATCAAGTCTCTTCAGGACATCGCCGGACATTCCACGATCGAGACGACCATGCGGTTTTACATCCATGGATCGGCTGAAAGTAAGAATAAGCTCACTTCAGATCTTAACTATTTCGAATAATGAACGCTCATAATTGAAGATTGGATTAATAAAAAGGCACTCACTGTAAAAAGTGGGTGCTTTCTTTATGCGTGTATTTATTCATTTTTTATGCATATTATTCATTTATGAATATCTATCGAAACTCTTCCGGTATGCAGCCGATTCCCCTTATGAAGCGAAATTTCCTTGTTTTCCGGCGGCTGAGAGACTTTCTTAGGGGTTAATTTTGGCTCTGTGATTCCGGTTGGAAAATCTTTTCTGAACGGAAATATGTGAAAAAAGCCGGATAAAATAAGGGATTCTTCTATCCCCACCAATCCAACCCGTTCCCAAAATATCCCCGTCCCTGATTCCACCTTATCCGATCGCGCAATTTCGCATCCTGATTATACCATAATGTCCACAAAAAACCAGGGGTAAAATTAAGCAAAAACTCATTTTTGAATTATAGTCTTAAACTATACCAATAGGGGTTAAAATCACAAATCCCTATCACGTCATATACCCCTATATATATATGCAAAATTCAGTTTTTAAATCGCTTGCAATTTCTGAAAAATATGGGGGTAATTTCTGTATACCCATAGGGGTATATTTCTGTGATTTGCATTTTAGCATCCGAGTATTCAAACAGGGGATAAACGCCTGATCCATCTTCCGCATGGAGATAACTCGCTACCATAATAGCAGTCTATACAGAACCTTGCCCGGTCGGAATCCAAAATCTCCAAAAATAAATATGGGGGTAATTTCACTCCACAATTTGTGAAGTCAAATACATCAAATTCCACTTTTTGCGGAATCAGATTGTCCAACTGAAAAATATGGAGATAGAAAAAAGCTCTGTATGCGTTTTTCACGATCGCTACCCTAAGATTTCTACCTTAGAATTTAAAATCTCGCAATACAGAGCCTTTTTATTCTTTGTTTTTGTCGTTACGGTTCAGGAATATGGGGATAATTTTATGGAACTCTTCTTCCTCCCTCTCTTCCTCTTCCATTTTGTTCATTGCATCCATGGCCTTGTCTTGCTATTTATGAGTTACAATCAGAAAAATGCGTTTTAAAAAGCACTCATAAAGAATGTTTCTCATTACATTCCTATAGAGTGCTTTTTAAGGTGGTAATATTGATGATTCTTATCATACGTTATTCATGATGTTTTGTCAACGTTTTTATTATATTTATATCACTATTTTCGTTATATTTTATTGACACTAGCATTTTTCGATATTATATGTTATAATAAATAAATCAGATTAGAACGTAATAGGGATAGTCTGGTGGTTGTCCTTTTCGGAGACGGAAAGGAGGTAGCGCCCATGAACACAATGGAAGTCTTAACACTTTTGTTAGTCGTCTTTGAAGCGCTGTCTTACATAGACGACCACCGTAAATAGCAAGAAAAAAGGCTATACCCTATTGGCGTAGGGGATAGCCGATGTTCTTGTAACTCTCTGAAATAATATTATTTGTTTCCGCGGGGCAATCATTGGACACAGTGAATATCCTTGATTGCTTCTAATCTGATTATAAGGCACTGACCGTCAAAAGTCAAGGCCTGGGGGTTATCATTTTGATGACCCCTTTTTAAATTCAAACGGAGGAATAGCACATGGATGATCTTGATCTAACTCAGGAAGAACTTGATGAAATGAAAGAACATCTCCTAGAGCTTCTACGAAAACATCTTGCCGAAAATGAATCACCCGAACCAAAACAGTAACTTAGCTCCATTGGTTATCTGTTCTGGTTTTTATGTTTTTTTTATTCATATTTCTTGTATTTACATATCATTATGCTACAATTATATAACACAATCATATCTAAATACAAGATGGGGGCAACGATATATTATCGCCACCCCATGATTATTAATCAACTTTTTCATCCAGCTCAATTTTTTCCGTCTTAGTATCTATCACTGGATTGGATTCTATTTTTTCTTGTTCCACTTTTGCATTCACTTCATCTTCGATCCGCTTTAATTCCAGGGCGGTATCTGTAGTATAGGGGGATCGGTCGATGATCGTTTGCTTACTGATCGCTCCGCAGTTGTACTGGATCTGCATGTTCTCCATATCTGAAGCATTATCAACAGGCCGTGCAACGTTAAATGAAAAATTCACACTATCATATACTTCATCCGCCACTGTTTGACCGTTATATTCCATCAGCTTGCGGATGTAGGCAAGTCTTTGTTCGAATCCTTCTTTCATACTGGCGATATACTGCCGGGCAAAATTATCACACTGTTGATATAACATTGTGATACTTGTTTCAGATACATTCGCTACGTTTGATTGTCCCATGATGCTCGCGGGTACGCAAGCGATCGCATAAAACTGTTGAATTACATAATCTAATTCAAGTTTGATACTCTCTCTGTCCATTTGCGCATTCGCCCAGTTGAACGTAGCTCCATCTTCCAGGTTCATCACTGCACCAACGATATTTGTTGGAATACTGGAATCCATTCGCTGGCCTGACACCACACCTAGTGGCGATAGGGATAAAGTATTCACTGCCGTGTCCAATTTTGACAAAAGGGCTTCGATAGTGTCCATAATTCCCATTAGATCGAGAGGAAACGGATCGCCAAACTTGTCGTATTTCGACTTGTCCATAGCAGAATACCAGATCGGAAGTCCCGTCAGATTATTTTTCGTGTCCGTCAGTGTTCCATCCTCGTAAATCTCCACTTTGTCAGGATAATAGACGATATAATGTTCTCGCCTGGTATCATCATCCTTCCAATACTCTACAAAGTGGGTGTAATTACCGTATGAATCATAAATAGGATAAGAGTCTTTATTTCTGATAATTTTAGAACGAATCTTTCCATCTCCATCAAGATAAACGTACTCAAACGAATCGCCATATGTAATCAGATCCTTCGCCACTTCGAGATCCGTTTTTGTATATCCACCTTTTTTATAAATTGTGTTCAATAATGATACAAATTCTTTGTCACCAGTGATCGAAACAGGTGATCCACAAATATAAGAGCTATGGAATTTGATGATTGATTTTAGCGTCTGAAGCACCAATCGTGTTGGTTCAAAAGTATGTTCTTTGTACTCAAATGATGGAATTTGAAGAACTTTATGCTCTCTCCGTAGGTATTCGTCAATGCTTTCCACCCTGTTGATTCTGTCTTTATATTTTATTTTCTGGATTTCATCTCTATACCAATATGTCCGATCCGTATTCATTTCAACTCCTTTTCCGAAAAAATTTTTGATTGCTTTAATTGGATTTATCATTTATTATTCCTTCCGTGGAAGATGCATTGCTTCAGGCGTATTCCGTCTGGCAATTTTTCCTTTTTGTACATAGCTTGAACAGCTTTGTCAGCTAAAATTTTCTTATGATCCGCTGCATCGTTTGGATCGTCATAATCAAAAAGGTACTCTTTCGACATATAAAAAAGACTACCTCCATTTTTGACGTATTCAACCATGCTTTGGTCGATGATTTTTTGATATTCTTTATAATCCATTTTATTATTTCCTTTCGTAAATAGCGTTCATTAAATATACCAAACGCCATTGGTTAATCCTTCTAATGCCATCGCAAACGCCATGACTCTATCATCTTTCGCACCCTGGACAGCCTGTTGCTTTCCATGGTCGTCCAACTGGAATGATTTCATTTCGTCCAAAAGATACTTACTATTAACAAGTATCTGTCCTGTTTCGAACATCTCCACGAATCTATTGATGATAATAGGTCGGCTCTTGGCGGACGTTTGAAATCCAGGTTTCTTTCGAGCTTTACCTTTGGCATCATATTCTTTGTATTTGTAAAGTCTCAGGTATCGACTACCGCTGTCGTAGAGCTTGTCTACTACTGTATGCCCGGCGGACGCTTTCTCCACTACAAGCAAAGCAGTATTATAATATTCTCCAACTTCACGCACGAGATCTGCAAATGCATATGGTTTTATTTTGTTTGAAGCAAATTCAAATACCTGGATACCATTATGATCTACAATCTCGATGATACTATTATCGGAGCCAATGCCCTCACCCGTATCAACTCCGCCATAATATCTTTCGTTGATCCTTGGTGTGTTCCACATGATCCAGTCTTTCTTCCACTTGCGCATCGTTAGTGGCAATTTCACACCAATCTGTGATAGTGGTTTTGTCTCATAAAGACCGTTCATCCTGGATTGTATCTTTTCCAGATCGAAAACGTTATTTCCAGAAACAAGAAATGATTCCGTAGCTGTTGTCGGATATTCCTGGCGGAACTTTTCGATTCCGATATTCGCTATCTTCATTCTTCTCCACATCAGTTTCTTCATAGCAAGTGGATTTTTCTCTGCATCCATCTTGTAATAAAGGGATAATTCTTCTTCATCCAGCTCATTTTCTTCCATATACTTACCGTAACGATTGTAATAAATCTCTGTATTTTGTTCATATTCCTGAAGAAATTGTCGCTTATCATCCAACCACGAAAAGAAAAAAGGCTTGTACTGACTCTCTCCATGCACCGCTTTTTGCCACAACTCGAACCAATAATTCATTCCGTTCGATGTGGACTCGAGTACGATCTGACCGTCAGGACGTAACGCTGCTTCGATCGCTACCAACTGATTTTTCAGCTTTTCGTCATCCATGAAGGCGACTTCCGTAAGATGAACATAACGTAATGTTGATCCTCTCGCTGCATCTTTGGTTCCACATACGCAACAGACGATTCTCGACCTGTTTTCCAAAATCAATTCCTTCCGGTTGTTTGCTACATCGTTTAATTTAACAGCCTGATCTAAGTCGTCATACATCGCTTTCAATTTCTTAAATACAATATCTACCGTGTCCAGTGAGTAGGACATTAACATACATACGGTATCTGGTTGTGTATGAGTAAGATATAATGAGTACGCGATCGCCCATGATGTGATGCCTAACTGTCTTGATTTTGCCACGATATTGAATTTTCCAAAGTTTTTCGCTAATACTTTCTGGTGATATGTTGGCTCAAATCCTACTTTTCTTCCTGTCTTGTCAACGATATGGACGAAATAACGACACCACAAGACAGGATCAGCGACTATTTTTCGTAACTTTTCTTCTCTTGTCACGTTTCGCCCCCTTTTTAAATAAAAAAGGCTGCATGATTTGACTCATGCAACCTTAACGTCTGAGTACGAAATGAGCTTCGCCCTTCGTACTGTAAATTATTTCAAAGTCCCTGGCATCAGGGTATAATTCTTTCAAAATTTCTAAGTCCTGCTTTTCTGTAAATCCGAAACCTTCATTTTGGGTATATAAAAATTCGCACAACTGTTTGTCATTGTTATTCTTTGTACTCATAAGAGTAATCTTCTGGATCTTCCAGATCAGTTTCGGACACTTTGTTCAGAATACTTACAAGACCATTTTCCTTATTTTCCGAAAAGAATTTTTCGGAAAAGTCTTCGAATGCTTTAAACGCCTGGACATCGCCTGATAATGCTTTTTGGTAATAGGCATTATACAGTTCAATCTGCTTTTTCTGGTGCAATCGTTTGAGTAACCACAGTACAGCGTTCTGCACACCTTCTTCCAACATGTATTTTTCACACGTTTTCTCTGTGATCTTTCCTCCAAAGACTGCATACCTTCTTTTCAAATCATCGAACGTCCTGATCGGATTCTTTTCATGATCTTTCAGATATTCAGGGCAATACTTCCACATGATATAATACACTTTTGTATCCGTGTTAATCATATTTTTCAAAGTCTGGTAGACGGATGTCTCAGTAGAGACACTACTACCAGCCGCGTTTTTATTTGCCATTTTTACCTTCTTCCTGATATGCTATTGAAAATCCATGTAAGAAATACTCCAACACTCATTCCAACCAAACCAAACGGCATACCGGCACACGCCGCCATAAAATATTTTTCTCTATTCTTCATTATTTTTCATCAACTCTCTAAAATTAAACTTTCCAAAAATCCCATTCATTTTTTCTATGGGTGTGATAAATTGTTGTTGATTCGTGACGTAGTATTCTTTCATGTCATTTAATCTTAGACAGGCCAACTGTCCATGAGGGAAACTTGCTCCACAATCAATTCCAATTTTATCATTATGATTTTCAACATCATGCCATATTTTGTATGGCGCAATATATATGCCCTTCTTATTAAGATTAATATCTCGTGTCGTGGTATGTCCAAAAACAACAACCGTATCTTCTGCATATCCCTTTTCTTTCAGAACTGTTCTATCAACAGGATTCATATAAAAATCTTCTCGTACAAATAATTGCTCTGATTTTTCATTCTCTTTTGAAAGCCCACCGTGGACAAGTAAATACGATTTGTCTCCCACTTTGACATATTTTTCTTCAACACACTTTGAAAGAAAATCCAATATTTCCGATCGCTCATCATTTGACATCCGATCCCAATCCGAAAATGTTTCCCATTCAGTGGTGTATGAGCAAAACTCCGACATATTGATTGATGTGTTGATTTTCTTTTGCAATTCTCCTACCCTATTATTATTCTCTATAGCATTATTTAACTTGGAAAAACTGCGGAATAAGTTTGAGAGCGCATCCGCCATTGTTTCTGACGTATGTTTTTCTTCCTGTTGTTCTTGCTCTCTATGTATCGTCCTCTGATTAATTTCTCGCTGGTATTCTTCAATCTCTGCACTGTTTAAATGATATTTGCTATTTACACAAAAATAATATTCGTGATTCCCTAATATCAAATCACACATATTTTTTTTATGTAATTCAATAATCTTTTGCAATACCTGGAGTCCACCGCCCCGATCTATACAGTCCCCAATCACATAGAGTTTATCGCATTTTTGCAAATTAATTTTGTCCAACATAGCATCAAATAAATCTATTCTCCCATGAATATCACTCATTACATAAATCACTATTTTATTCCCTCTTTCACCAAAAAATCTTCATTGATTTTTTCAATAATTCCCGTGTAATAATCCCATTTATACATATGCACTTTCACATCATCTAAAGAGACATTTCCTTTAATCAGGAACTCTCCTTCCCTCTTGCCACTATAATAGAATGTCTCATACTTGGATGTATCAATTTCAAAAATCACACTTATTGACCCATGATATTTTAAATTTGATTGTTCTTTCTTATCTTTGCTTTTAAAATATCGAAAAAGAGTATTTTCTTTAAAACCGCCAATACCATACGCCAATGGACGATCCATATCATCCGAACAAAAAACATATCCACTTTCATCACGATATATTTTTGCTACATTTTCATTCGGAAAATCGCCATCTAAATAATCTGATGCTTTAATGTATCCATCCTCTTGAATTTTCAAATAATTTTCGTATGATGTTCCGTGGTATAATCTAATACTATGCAATTTAACAGGTAGCTTTTGCGTAACATTTTCTATCTTTTCTTTAGATATTTTACCTACTTTTTCATCTTCGTTTTGACTTAATATACAGCTAAGATTATTCTGTTCTGTCTTATATCCTTCATATAAAACAGATAAAAATGCATTTTGGTTTTTCATGACACGTTTGCCAATTTCTTCTATTAATTCTACAACTCTTTCTTCATCGGAACACTCTCTTTCAAATAGTGTTCTAACTTTAAACCATGTTAGTGCGAATAGTCTATATCGTAAAAACCATTGATACGGAACAACTGTGTTCATTAGCTTGGTGTATTCAACCGATAAATCATCATAATTTTTTAAGAGTTTCGATAATTCGGCTATCATTTGCGCTACATCCAACAGCTCTGCATAATCTATCGTTTCGCCACTTTCCATACGCTCTAATGCTTCATATGTAGAAATAACATTTTTTGCATTTTGATCTGGCGAAAATGTCTTAACAACAAAAGGTGCTAATAGATTAACTATATTCTTATTTTCCATATTTTTCCCGTCTCTCCTCTGGTACTTCCGCTACAAGTAAATTCAATGCATAACTTGTCGGATTCCCGTCACGATCTTCCCCGTGTCCTATTTCAAACTCAACAACCGTTTTCTTAACCAAAAACGGTTCCTCATTAATAACCTTGCCGCTAACGTAATATGATTGTCCATCATCGTAACAGCGAACGAAACCATAATTTCTTTCTCTGTTCCACATCGTGACATAGCCCATGTATCGTGGTCTTTGCTCACGTTTCTTCCTATTATAATTTTCCAAAATTGAAACTTTCCTTTCATTAAAAAGTAGCGTTCAGTAATTCAGAAATCCAACATTATTGGTTTCCTCTTTTTGAACACAAACGCTCTATGATTTTTTCTTATCTTACCCCATACAATGACAGGGTGCTTTTGTCGAAGGGCATAGGCGGTCAACGGATCATACGTTGTCATATAATCCTGACCGCCATAGTCACCCTTCAATTCTCCCTCTTCATAGGGATATAATGACTTAATTTGATCCTCAGATAATCCATGACCGTACCGATCTTGGATCTCTTCTTCCGTGAGATTGCTATTCAATCACATCTTCACTCACTTTCTTTTTATGTTCTGCTTTCCATGCTCTTACATCATCCATGAGAGCATCTGTTTTGTCGAACACCCAAAAATCTTTTCCCGTTTTATAATGGGTACAACGGAATAGATACTTGTATCCTTTTCTTGTGAGATAAATTCTTTCTGCAACGGAGTAGCTCCAGTAGAATCTCTTCAGTAGATTTTCTTTTTTAAAAACTTCAAATTCAGTTCTTGTCATTATTTTTACTCCTTTTATTCCTCAATTTTTATCAGACTGCGACGTTGATGACGTACTTTCCTTCATACGTCTCAGCCGATACTATTATTTTTTCTTGATTTTTAACACGCTGCATCACACCCGATGTGGTGGTAAAGATCTTCTGCACGGGTTGTACTAATTCAAATTGATAATCTGGCACAGAATCAGAGTATGTGGGTGATTCCAGATAGCCGTCTTTGTTGATTTCAATTTTATCGTATAGCCCACGATCGACCGAAAAATCCTGGAAATATTTCACATCTCTTTTTTCCAGGATTGGAACGAGATATTCTGTCAAACCCAACTTATCGAGCCAATACAGATTAATATTTGAATAACGTCCGCCATGCTTATAATACCCAATGAATCCACCGTCAACGGCAAGTAGCATGGTCTTTAATTCTTCATTCATTCGATCCACACCACCATATAATGCAGCTATTAATGTGATCGTTCCGAAATTATATTTTTCGTTGAATCTATTCTTATGGATAACATTCGGATTAACCCTATTATGGTTCTTTAGAAATGTTCTGTGATTATCAAAACATAATTGATTTTGGCCTACTGATAGGTCAACAAAGACAGGTGTTTTCCACCCGTAACAAGTCTTTTCCTGATTGAGCCATAGCCCACTTTCGAAATCATAATATCCGCCGATCTCCAATCCGAAAAGAGTTTTTAAACGCACACAACTGAACATCGAATCACAATCATTCGTCAGTACCAGATAATGTTTATCTGGATTTAACTGTGTCCACCATTCAGGTAACATATTCAATAAATCTTGTTTAATAAGGCTTTCATTTCTATCAAAATTATGCATTCTTGTAATCGTGTTTCGGTACTTTGCATGTACCCACGACTACAAATTTTTTCTACTTGAAACACTGTAACCTCCTCTACTTTGGTTCACTCTCAACCGTTCTACTGGAAGATGATCGAGTGCTTTTCTTTTTTGTCGCAATCTTTTCCTCAGCTTTTTTCTGAGCAATCCGATTGCGCTCATATTCATTTTCTTTTGCATTGTATTTCTTTTTATCTTCTTCAAAAGTCCCTCTGGCTTTCGCCTGGACTGCACTGTTAATCCCTTTAATGATCTCGTGATAGTTAAAATCCGTCAGATTTTTCTGTCCGTTTTCAATTTCTCCGATCAGGCGATATGACACATCGCAGTACATGGCAACATCTCGCTGACTAAGACCATGTAGTAATCTATATTCTTTCAAATCACGCGAATTAAGCATGGTGTTTTTTTCCTTTCTTACAATAAAAATTGCCTTAAAAGAATAGGGTGCAATATCATGTGACCATAACATCACACCCCCCATAATAAAAAACTCATGGTCGAAAATTCGACCGTGAAGTCATCTCTTTTTAATCTATGCGATTGTTTTTCTAAGAATTGTGCAACCCTTTGTATTCAGAAGTTTTACTGCATATAGCTTATCCGCTGAAAGAAGTGTTGCTTTCTTGAGAGATTCTCTCTGTTCCTCAACGCTTGTCTCCTTCTGAACAATAATGCCCAGCGCATTCTTTTTAACAATGTAGGTTTTGCACTCACTCTTTGTGGTATCATAAGTGTTATTGTTGCATACAATTACCGGAATAACACCGTTCCAATAACCAATTACTCCATTGTCATCAACGGTACCATTGCCCTCTTTTGCAAAAGTATAATCAATTTTCGTGAATTGTGGCATCGCCATGAAGGAGCTTCTTAGTCTGCTATTGATAATGATTCCAGCGAAAGAGTTTGTAGCAACATCATCACCAAAAACATCAAATCCCTTTTCTACCTCATCGTATGTAATTGCATCTGCCTTTGCAGTTGCAGTTTTGTATGCGGTCGCTGCGTCCATTTCCGCGACAAGATCAGCGTCAACACGATCCGCCATTGTCTCACCGATCTGTTCTGCCATAAGATCTACGACTCTTCCTTTGGTTTGAGCTGCATCCTTGTCATAGATTCGAACAGCCTTTCCGACCTGCCGAACGACCGCTTTGTTATCTGTCATAGACAGTTCAGATGGTGTTAAGTCTTTTCCTTTAACCATTGTTTCTGCATCTGCGATCCGATCAATAGTCGGAAAATGGACTTCATCTCCACACTCTGTAATATCTGGTACTAGATCCGTGGCATCAAAAGCCACTCTACCAATTCGGATTGCATGATCCATCGCAGCGTTTGTAGCATCTGCGAAAATTCCTGGTACTACTATAGCCATTTTTTATCATTCCTTTCGTTATAATTTTTCAAATAAAAAAGACCCATCCACACAGGATAGGTCTATGCAATAATTCAATAATTACTGTTTAATTTATCTTCTCGAAGATAGTCTCTTAAAAAGTTCTGGTGAACGTTCTGAAAGCTCTAGCTTCTGAGAATATGTCATTTTATTAAATTCCTCTGGTGTAACTTTTTCGTCAGAAGAATGTTCTGTCGGTACATAACCATTCGATTTCATTCGTGATTTGACGATTCCATCAATAATATTTACCAGTGCATCGACATCTGCATCATCTTTAAGATAGTCAACCAACGCTTTATCCACGCCTTTATTGGACAAGTTTTCCTGAACATCTAGTCGTCTCTTTTGAGCTGCGATATTCCGTTCGGATTCCTCTAATGCAGCGATGCGATTTTCGAGATCAATCTCAGCCTGAGATTTCTGAACAGGTGTAAGTTCCTGGATTTTATCTTTCAGCTCTTTGATCTCCTTCGAGTATTTTCCTCTTAATTTATCTTCCGCACTCTGGATGGCTTTATCAAAATCAGCCTTTGACATCGTGACGGAATCTTCAGTATTAACCTCAGTTCCTTCTGTTGTGTCAATTTTCATAGACACCCCATCCGCCACTTGCTTAATGCTTGTAATTTCATTCGTGTTTTCCATCGTATTTCCTTTCCTGTTTCTGACCCATGCCCCATAGACGTTGCATCCGATCAGACCCATTATTTTTCGCACAAATAATATCTATATTTTGAACGTCCCAACGGACGTACATCGTTTCAAATTTGATGGGGTTCTTTCCATAGCAATTAGAAAGGAGGTCAGGGAACCCCACAAAAGACCTGTTTTGCAATTAAAATACAATATTGTAGATTAATTATAAAAGTGTATATTTTATACGCTTTTAATGAACATCCAATTTTGAATATCAGGATGCGACGGCATTGAACCGTCCTCGTATGCCACTATTCGGAAAAAACCAACGCATAAGCATCGGAAAGAAAGGAGAATATCCGAAATAATGAAAAAGATGAATCCAGTTAGCCCAAAGAAATTCGGCATCGTTGGACAATCTATATTAACCGTCAGATAGATTGATCCATATGACAGCTAATACCTAATTAATATCCCCTCGATTGAAGATAGTTATCTAAGGCTCTACTATCCAGATAATCAAGTTCTGCTTTATCATTTTTGAATCTCGACAGTAATCCTTCGTTAATACGTGTTTGCTTTGAAATAAATTTTTGATTAACTCCCTCGTTTTTAATGATGTTAAGGAGTCTTTCTCTTAATTCTTGTTGAGACATAATCAATCGCCTTTCGATTATATGTGTAACCTAAAGCAAACAGTTGTTTTTGCGATAATTTTACCACTTGATTTATTTTTAATTTAGTGATATAATTATTGTTTTTATATACCATTTAGTTCATTATCTATTTTAAAAGTCACATCGAAATTTTCCATAAATTTTTTATATTTTTTGAACACTATTTACTATGTACTTGGGGGATTTTCTTTAACGAGTGGATGGGACGTAATATCCCATCACATACCATCCACCACATTTAACAATCAATGTTCATTATATTTAGCAATTTTCTTTCCAATTCTGTATTCTTTGCCGTACAGGTTGAACACTTCCCTGTTATCAAGCCATTTCTTCAGATCTTTCATATTCTGGATGGAAGAAGAATCACTCTCTTCCACTTCCTCTAAATACGTAATATAACCGACGTTGTGTTTAAATACTTCCATGAACTCATCAGGAAACGCTTCATAAACCCATTGCAGTAATTTCTGACCAACGCACTGTTTGTCCCCAATGAGCTTCTTATTTCTTTTATCGACCATAGCGACTTTTCCATCCACTCTCTTGATTTTTCCATGATTATCCTTCTCAGGATGAATGTCATATACATCTCGAATCATCTTATGAATGTCCCACGCCGTGACCTCTCTCTTAATCTTGCAATCATCATCCACATACTTAATTGCGTTGATGGCATTCTGAATCGTATTCTGCTTCTGTTGGAACATCTCTTCAGTTGAAATATCGCCATCCCTGTACTTTGCGTAAAGCTGGTTGAGACGATTATTCCATTCAATAGCAATATTCTCCACTGCCGTGATTCGATTGTAGTCTGCTTTTAAGCCTTTCGGAATTGGATTTAAGATCTCTGTAAACGTAATCAACTTTGTTCTTTCAGCTCGTTCCAGATGTCCTTTGATGACTTTCGCCAGCTTATCCATCGTACATTCTAGAGGAATATAGATTTTCTCTTCCAGCTCTTTGCGCTCTTGCGCTGCAAGGATCTGCTTTTCCTGGTATAGTTTTCGGCTCTCTTCATCTGGAAAGTGCTTCTTTTTCTTCTTTGGCTTGGATTTTAGCCCTTTCGTAAAGAGAGGACGTACCATGTGTGGATCTTCTCTCATTAGGATTTCATTTATGTTATCCGTAAACTTCTGGATCTCTTCTTCTGTCGATGCAGCGTTTCTTGCATTCAAACAGTCCTGGTATTTCCGAATAGTTTCATCAGAAAAGCACTTCTTATATCTTTTTTCAACGAGCGTGATGGTTCCATCATTTTGCAGAATGGCTCCTTTCGATTTGAGATATGGTCTTTCTTTCAGCTTTTTCAGCTCTGTGACCAACTCCACACCTTTGTATCGTCGTTTTGCAGAATCAATAGCAATACAGGATGCAACACTAAGGATGCAAATGTCATCGTAGATTTGAGGAAGGTACTTTTCTTTATTTTCCTCTAATCCAGTGTTGTATAAATGCCAATAAAGGCACTGAAGATCTCGCGCTAGATTACAGATTCTTCCAATCATATCATTTGCCAGTTTGCCGTCGATCGTCGCCATTCTTTCATTTGTATAATTTTGTGGATCGTTTTCTGGCGAAAGACCATTGATCGGTACGAGATACTTTTCAGACTCGACAGTTTCTTTAGTCGCTTTTAGAATAGTAGAATCATTGCCAATATAAGCTACATCTGAGTCGGTGTCGCATCCTTGCCATGTATCCGACAGAAAAGCACCTTTTCCAAAGAGATTAATAATCAAAATTCGATCCGTGAAATTAAACCACTTCCATTCATCACGATAAGTGTTCTTCAGAACTGCATTTTCGCCAATAGCAATGTGCGGACTTCTAAAGCCGTATAGTTCTTCTCCATCAGCGTAACGACTGCAATAGCACTGGAAATCAGATAAGATACTTGTCTCAATTTTCTCTCCGACGGATGCCCTTAGCATTTCGTATGGATTTGCAACCAGCGTGCAGAAGTCAGAATTGTTGAGCTGAATCTTCCCGGCATATAGCTGATCCAAAATGCTACTGATGTAGGAATGACGGAAGTCCGTGTACCATTTCGTCCTGGTGATGTCCTCGTTAATCTGAAGCATTTCTTTCATCATGCGACTGCCAATTTTCTCTGAATCTGACGCCTTAGTGTTTAAGCTATGCTTCAAAAACGCTGGGTACTTTCGCATTAAGTTAATCTCATCGACTTGAGGTTCCACGATCTTCCATAACTGATCTTCGTTTAAGTTCAAGCTATCTAATACCTGGTACCAGAGCTGTTGACGATCGCCAAACTTTGATGTTTTTTCATACTTACAAACGCCAAACTGATCCTGATTTTTCTTGAGCTGTTCTCGGTACCAATCCCATGTTAAGCGTTCTTCCTCAGATTTTACTAACTTGTTCAGGCTTTTAATTTTTGCATCAATTTCAGAAATATTTTCCTGATCCTTAATTGCCAGCTCCTTTTTCTGTTGTGCAGCCTTTAATTGATCCGACGTTACTCCATCCTTCTTCTGCACGATGGTCAGATTTCTTTTCGCTACAGAAGCTCTATTATTAATTTCTGAACGCTTATTTTCGAATTTTTCAATTTCCGATTCCAGCTCTTTTAGCTTATCTTTCTTTGAATCATTGACCATATAACGCGCTACAACATGCGAAAATTTCAGAATTTTTACGCTGTTTTTTGTAGTAACCAATTTGACATCGAACGCATTAAACTCATTTCCAAAACGATCCTTAATGATTGGATTCTCGATGCCAGTGAACATTTCTCTGTAATACACTTGCAGCCTGGTGTTAAAAATCGCACTTTTGAAGAAGTGATTTCTTAAAAGTAGAAATCCCTTATCTTTATAAGAATGTTCCTTGCCATCTCTCCGATCGAGATATGTACCATTTTCAAAAATTGATTCGTCTGCAAGACTCTGACCATCCCATAGGTCAATATGCTTCTCGTAATCCTGTTTTGCAACTTGTAACCTTTTGGTGTCAGGATTCAACGTAACAACATTGCACGGCATAGTCGCTGTTCCATCTGCTTCGTCAATCAGAAGGATTGAGTACGGATCAATGTCGATCGTTCCGATGATGGAACTTGACGTAAGACTCTCATAGCTTCTCGTAGATACGATGTCGATTTTATCATCTTTGGCAAAAATCTCTCGAAACGGAATCTCCATGGTCTGCCATTTTTCCATCGCATCAAAATATCTGTCGTCAATAAAAAGACAATTTCCTGTTCGTGCTTTAGAAGATGTTCTCTGGAAATTCACATAATGAACACCATTTATTGTTACTCCATCTCGATACGCCAGCTTTCGAAGTTTTTCTGCACTGAGTAAGCACTTATTCTTTTTTTCTTCCGTCTCTTCAATAACACCCGTTTCATTATTATACTTTTTCTTATTTTCGTCCGTTTGAATGATAACGTCTGATTTGAACTTTAAGTTAATAATAACGTCGGTATAAGCGGTTCCTGGTGCCGTAGAATCCATTCTAATCGTATCGTCCGTATCTTTGACCACCTCTCTCAAATGGCGCGTCATTAGGCTATCTGTGAGCGTTCCAGAGTACATGTACCTCGTATCTTTTCTTGGTAATGTGATTTCTGGTTTGAAGCTCAAGATCTGGTTTGCCAGCTTTTCCACTTTCTCCTCAATAGCTTTATTCTCTTCCTTGCTCCCCATCGCGGACAATTTCTTTTTTTCTCGCTCATATTCCCTAATCGCTGCATCATCCTTAATCTTCCAGTACAGATAAGACGCATCAATGTTTCTTATTAGAATATCTCCATAAATTTGATTTCCCATTATTGTAATTCTCCTTTTTACTCAAAATATTTTTTAACATACTGTTGCACATCGGCATTTATTGAACATATTTTATCAAATGGAATAGCAGTTTCGCCCTGACGAACGTACTCCATCATGTTAGGCAGTTGCACCTCCACTTTATCTTCCAGTTCTACATAAACATCGTTAATAATGCCATCCATGTATTTGTCTACTTCTTTCCTGATTATTCTCCATAAGAATGCGTTTTTCGCATATTCCACGTAAGAATTATTATCAACGTAATTTTTCAATTCGTCTGCAAAAATTTCTCTGATTCTTTCAGGTGTAAGAGCATCCAACTCTAATCCTTTTTCAAGTCCATTTATTCCGCCTGTTTCTTCCATCCAGGATTCCATACCCTTCTTCTTTGGTGTATACATATTGTTTTTCACTTCATCTTCCGTCAACTGATCTGGCGTTATACCGATTCTCTTGGCAATAATCCTGGCGTTAATTCCTAGCTGTTGAGCCATTATTTCCGCTTGCACCTTAAATGTGTTTGCTATGGTATAACCCGTCGGATCGTAGTCGCTCATTATCAGGAACACCAGCTCATTTATTTTATTCTCCGAATTGTCTCTGATTTTTCGCAGTAATGTCTCCATTGCTCCGAAACCACAGATGCCCTTCGATGAAATGCAACTACATCCCAACAACGTACTTATGTCCTTCACGAATTGAAAAATCGTATCCTTCTCGCAAGCTACGATAATGTTACGATACGGGCTAAAAACATATTGCTCTGGCACACTATGACTTCTGCTTTCGTCGCAAATCATAATATCCTTATATGTAAGACTTCCTTCCTTTACCAGTTCCGTCAGATACTTTGATAACGTCTTGTCCCAGCCGGTTAGCCCTTCTTCTGTGTCATCATTCGCTGTCAACTTTCCTAATTTATCCAGCGTAGGCTTGACCACCGAATACCAAAAATTTCTCTGCGATCGCTCGTAGATGCAATTGCAATACTGCTTTTCGTTCAAGATAATGCTACGCATCAGCTCTGATTTCTTCAGATTTCCTAGCTTCTGTCTTATCTCCTCTATTGGAAGATCCTTTAGCGAAGCACGTAGCTCGACAATCTTATCCCTCAATTTTATTTTCTCCTTCCTTCATAATTTCAAAATCAAAAATGCACGTTTCAAAAATCGAAAAACCCTTGTAAATAAAGGCTTTTTTGCTATTTTTCCAATAAAAAATCTGCTTAAAATTACCCCTGGATTTCGTACTTTATTTTTTCTTTTTAATGTCCAAAAAATTCAGTATTTATAAGGGTTTTCACGATCTCCCACAAATCAAAACTTGCTTGTTTTTACCCCTATTGTATACAAATGTATAATATAGAGTGACCGTAGGGAACGATATGAGGAGGGAAGGCTCTGCCTACCAACAGACCATCCTATCCCTATTCCTTCTTCTCTAGGCAAGTAGTTTAAGATCCAATTCCTTTTCCAGATCAGGAACCAGTCTGTTCTCCTCTATATCTGTAGCAAATGGAATACCGTTATCTTGGGACTGTGCTATTGACCAATCAGAGTTAGGAACCCAGTATTTGTTCCATTCAAATCCTTTATTACTCTTACATTTCTGGATAATTAAACAGCGTTCCTTTTCCAGTTTCTTGATGTACTTCCGGATGTTATGTGCATCCATGTTCAGATCATCCGACAGTTGATCGTAAGTTACTTTTTTTCCATCAGAAAGATTTCTTACCAATGCAAGAAAAACGATATAATCCGTCTGCGAAATTCTTCCATCAATCAAAGCACCAGCGCTGGAAAAACAAAATTCGATGTAACCTTTCTGAAATTCCTTCAAACGCCTGGTAAGAATCAGTTTGCATTCATCGAATTTCTTTGGTTGTTTTGGATCAGGAATAATCTCGATCCATTTCTTATTCTCCAATTCCAGAAGCAAAGTTTTCAAAAGACGATCAGCGATGCACTGTTTCTTCGTAACAGATGAACACAGAAATCTTTTTAAATTTTTTACTCGAAATCCTTGCCGACCAAACGACTCTCTGTAAACATCCAGTAAAGTCAGGATTAAATATGTATTTCCTGTCATAGTTCTCAGATCCTTGTTAAATAATACTTTTTTATTAATTCTCGCTGCACCACCCTTATCAATGGAAATTTTGGCTCCATTATGATACGTGCCACAGTTTACTTTGTCGCATTGTGCTTCGACCCATTCCCTATGTTTATCTTCGATCGGAAAAGTTTCGTAACATCCCAATAGTTTATAGTCTCCATCAAGAAAACGATTGGTGTCCTCTTCGATGACCTTTTCTGATTTCGCTGGCCTACATACTTTGTTATATTCTTTGCAAATGGAATGAATTTTTGAACGCGTATAACCATTCATTTGAAGATATTTTACAATCCTTCCGTGCCAGAAATTTCGCTGGCCTTGATCTGCACCTTCGTGCATAACTTTCTGGACGCACAGATAACATGGGTAGTCATCCAATTCCTGATAGTTCCATTCGACTTTTTTCAAAATCGTATTATTTTCTTGTTCTTTGTAAAAATAATCAATTTGCTTCTGAATGTAGGCAAGATCCAAACACTTGAACTGACTTCCTACCCCATAGGTGTTATTGACTACTTTTACATAAGACCATTTTTCTCGATCCTCATAATCGTAACTTCCATCCGGTTGTTTATGATTGTAACTGCATGGAACTCTGGTGATCTGAGTGGTTAATGCAGCTTTGGTATCTGCACCCAAAATTGATACAAGTTCCTTATTTAAGGCGACCACTTCATCTATCTTACATGTGGGCTTTATGGAGACGTAGAAGTGGAATCCATGGCCACTTGCAACGCACGCATGTAGGAATAGCTGTGGTAATTTTTCGTGGATCAACGACGAAAAATCCGATGCATCGTGCAATTCAGGATAATCTTTTCCATCAAAGTCCAGGAATAAAACCCTTCTCTGTCTCTGTGTTGTCTTTTTTCCATCCTTGTCCCCTCGATTCGTCGCGATCTGATTATAAACATCATGCGTGAATTTGTATTTCTCCACGAACGCTGCATACTCTTCAAAATTCTTGACGAAACCAACCTTCGTGGCTACTGGATTCCCATGTTTATCTTTCCGAATGGCTACCATGCGAATGTATTCTTTTTCGCGTAGTTTGGATGGAAACATCATTTCATAATAGTGATGCAGAATATTTAATTGTTGTTCTTTTTTACTGATGATAATTCACTTCCTTCTTATAATAAGAAGAGTACATTTGAATTGCATTTTAAAATTAAAATAATGGGATTTTTCGCCAGAACTGGCAAGTGATATCTTTGAAATGTTTTAGAAATTACTGTTCAATAATTATATTTTTTCTTACGAATTTTGTTGCAAATCTTCCGTACTCTTATGTTATCGAGTTTCAAGATAGGCTCTGTGTGTCATAGAGCCTATCTGTTTGTTATATTCTCTTTTTTAAATGTTCTCTAAAATCGGATTAATTCTGCATTCATTCGCAACCTTTTCAATGATCGCATCGAAGCACTTCCAACAGATATCGAAATCAATGGTTTCGCCATCGTGGATACTGCCATACCCAATCTTCTGATGTATTCCAATATGCTCCTTTTCTGCGTATTCATCCAATTCTTTTCCACAAATGTTGCAGCGTGTTCTTCCTGTTGCCATCTTTTGTACGTCCTTTCTTCTTTTGATTACTCTCGTGGTAGATTATTCTCCAAAAACAGGCCAACGTTTCCGAAAAAATACTGTTGTATTACATTGTTCATGAGCATGTTTATTTCTTTTAATTCTCCATCAGGAAGATCGACTTTTATCGAAACGTCAACTTCCTTATTCTTCTCGTCATCGAGTAGAGTTTTAAAAATTTCAACTCTCTGTACTCCGTATCCTTCATATGAAAGATCGAATTCGATCCAGATGCTTTCCTGGAAGTTTTCGGAAGTGATGCCCTGTTTTTCTATATTCTCTTTTATTTTTTCGTCCAATCGCTTTTGCAGTCTTTCATCTAGTGAAATCACGTTGTAGGTAGGAACGAAATCAACCAGATCCAGTAGCTCTCCAATGACTATCTCTCCTTCTGTAGTTGAAATAATTCTCTTCATCATTATGCTCCTTTTATTGTGTTACACATAACATATCACGTTTTTCGTGATATGTCAATCATGTTTTTAGTTATTATCAATAATTATTTTGATGATATTTTGTAATTATTGTAAGTTTTTCTGATTCATGATATAATGATAATAAAATAATCTTTTTCATGAAAGGAAGTGTGAAATTATGGATACAGATAACTTGAAACAGATTTCAAAATTCGTGAGATACATGATGGAGAATGCAGACGTAAAACCAAAGGTCGCAGCGGAATGCATTGGGTGTTCTGTTGGGACATTCAGAAATAAATTAACTCAGGATCGCTTTTCACTTCAGGATTTGATAATACTCTCTGAATTATGTGATTATCACTTAGCACTTATTCCTGATAACAAAAACAATCCGACGGAATTGCTTACAGTCGATGATTACGTGCCAGCTCAGGATAAAACTGTGATGAAAACATATAGGAAAGAACGACTCCAAAAACACCTGAATATCCTGGAAACTTACATGCAAGGCATGAGTCTAGAAGAGAAACAACAGTTTATTTCTGAACATTTACCGAACATGATTAATGGAACAGATGATCCAGATTTGAAAAAATAAAAATTGCTATAAAAAATAGGTGAGAATCTGTTTCCCACCTATTTTTATTTTGCATTAAGTTGTGATTTTGAACGAAGAACTTCCTGTTAATGTTTCCTGGCCTTTCGAAACAGTAATAGAAACAACCAGTTGTTTTGATAACATTGTCCTATCGCTACTCATTTTTAAACGCTTACTACTGAACGTTGTACCATTAACCCAGGTGCAGTTACCCGTATAATCTTCTCCATCAATAGCGCACGTCCACTCAAACGTTGCATCTGTATAGTTCGCTGTGATGTCATTTTCAAATTCGTCCGTAATTTTTGCATTTAAAATCTTGTACGAACCACCAATCTTGATCGTGTCCGTTGATGATGTAATCGACACCTTATTTGTGTTTGTTGGCGTTGGATCTGGTTCTGGATCAGGTGTTGGAGTTGGATCTACTTCGTTCGTCGTCACTTGCGCGATGATATGGAACAAACCATCTTTGATGTAAGTATTATCCACTTTAAATGTCCGTCCATAGACATTGCACGTATCGTTGATCTTCAGTCCTTTTATGGTATCCGTGTTTTCTGTGATAATTTCCATATTACCGCTTATCATCGTAAAAACTTTATCAGAGTAGGCAATGCCATCTTTCATGTCATATCCATAAATCGGCACATCCTTGATTGTTCCGTTATTACTGTTCAATATTCCGTTGGTCGAAATACCGTATGATTTGTAATAGCAAGTATTTTCTTCTGTTTCTTTATTCATCAGAACATAGGTTTTTCTGCCGTACTGGATAAGCGAACCCTGTTTTACAGGTGCGTCCACACCATAATAGACAGTGATTCTATCCTCTGTACTCTGTCCATCGTCACACCTTCTGAAGAAAGCCGTAAACTCTTTACCGTTGCTCCATGCCGTGACGTTCTTTCCCTCACGTTCCATTGTAGCAGCGAACACATTCTCCAATGGTGTGTACATTAAATCTGTCATATTGCACCCCCTTAGTTTGTATAATACATGAATGTGAAATCTGAATCATTATAATGCATTTCAGCCTTAACACGATTAATCTCAGCTCTGAGATCCTTGAGCCTATTCTGAAGGTTTGTGAACGCTTCACCTTGTGTGACAAATTCCGTTTCAACTTTTCGATACGCGTCAATATTCCCCAATAGACTGTGCAGAATCGTGTAAGTTGCTTCGAGTAGTTTTGCATGATCCGTATTTTTGTCATAGTCTGCTTCAGGATTAAGCCCACATTCATTCAGAATTTTTTCGTATACGGAGATTCGATCCGTCTCCATTCCTTCGAAATTCTTGTTCCCATTCATCTCTTTTATCGTTTTATTCGGATAGTAATTTTTATAATTAAGCTCCAATAATAAGCGTTCATAATTTGTGAAACCAGTATCAAAATCTACGTCCGGTTTTTCATAATATTGTTCGTCACCATATTTTTTCATTCTGTTATTCTCCTTCAGCTTAAATATATATTAACGCAGCGTGTTCCATAAGAATTAATCTCGTACTTGATTTCGTCAATGTCATATTCTGTCTCTTCAAGCGTGATAGCGCCTAGATCACTAATGAACTGCAATTCCTGGTATGTCATGTATTCCTCTGTGTGAGGTTCATCCATTGGAAGAAGCTCCTCTCCATCTGCATTAAAAAAGCGTACCTGTAGGACATCTAAATCCTCTTCCAGGTACGCGAATGCTTTATGTTCATCTATTACTTTTATATCTTTGACCCGATAGGCCTTGCTCTCCTTTGTCCTCGAACGATCCGTACTCATATAGCGATCTAACTTCCAGAACAGATCATTTTCATCCTTAAACTCGATTACCTTTACTATATTATTTATTTTTGCCATTCTGCATCCTTTCTGGTATCGCATCACGCGCATACCCGTATTACTTAACTATTTATCACGAAATCGACCCTATTTGCTCTTATAATTGCTTTCAGGAAGATTTACTTACCTTTATTTTTTTATTTGATTCTAGCTCCCTCCGAGTGATTTTTCCCCTAACGATATTTCACTTTCTGAACACTATTAATTAACACAGATTTCTTATGGTATTTTTATTGAAACACTTGACGTTGACACCGCCGAAGGCGAATAATCCATAGGGGAAAAGCAACGGCTTTCTGGATCGGGGCAGAGTTTCCCTACAGAAAAAATTTTTAGAAAACTCTGTCTCACTCAATCCACTTTTTCAGAAGTATCCGTGTTCCTTGGAGTGCGGTACAAATCTATGAGTACGGTCGTCTTCGTTACCGTCTGGACTTTAATAGTGGTTGATCCACGCCCTCACTACGTATCATTTCTAATACTTGTCCATTTCCGCAATCCTACAATTCAGTAGGTTGCCGTGGTCAGGTCATACCCCAGATAAATCTGGGCGAACCTTCTCACCCCCGTGTATGCTATTCTTAACCAATGTGCCGTAACTTCGTACCAATAGGAGTTACGGGTTAGGCATATGAGGTCTTGCAATCTCTTCAACCCCTGAGGTATTGATCCGGTGATAGATGCACCAGATCCACCCCGACGATTTTATAGTTAGGCTCGCCGACACCGATATTTATTTATCCAGGAGAAATCCCTAAACCCTGTCCAACTTTGAAGAAAAAGTATATTAAAATTATTACTTTTGATATAATAATTATTACTTATATTTTTTAAAAAGAGTAACTTTAATACACCGAACACAAGTTCATTCTTGACAGGATCGGTGTTGTGGTTTAGAATATAGCCTATAAAAAGGTAAAACTAAATACACCCTACCATATTTCCTTTTTCAAAAAGAAATGTGCTAAGTTGATTTTTGTGTGATATTTAGTTGTGAGTTCCAACGGCTGCACTGGTAATGCTCCGTGGAATGTAATCGGTTCTGGTAAAACCAATTACGGTGTAAACAATTCATATGTACAGGAACATGTAAACACAAATAATAAAAGCGGTATGAGGTTGATTCTTCATACCGCTTTCGTCTATCTATCCAACTACTGCCGTATGCTCATACCTAGATTCCTATACTTGGTATCTATTGTACAAGCATTTTCTCAAAAAAGCAATAGGTTTTTAAAATTTTTACGTATAAAAAGTATTACTTATTATATAATTATTATATTTCTAGTTTTTAGAACATATCTTCTTCATCCAAAATAACACGATTTTCGCGCACGTACTTAGCGATCAACATGTTCAATGCAGAATTATTTGATATTCCCTGTGCTTTATTTATGGTAGTAAAGGCACTGTACATTTTCATATTTACTTTCGCAGATATTTGTTTGTCCTTTGCTCCATCCTTAGAAATGATCTGGTCTACAGGTGCTTTTTTCACGACACTGGAAGTTTCTTTCTCTTGTTCCTCTTTAATTTCCTGTAATTCTTCTTCCTGAAGTGTATCTATTAGTCTTGCTTTCTTTGCCATAATCTCATATCCTTTCTTTAATACTTTTTATATACTAAGTATTACTCATGATGTTTTATAACTTAAATGCAATCTCCATATATTCTTTCGCCGTAGGTGCTTTTTTATTTGATAACACAACCGGCTTTCCATCTACAATCGCTCTGTTGACATCCGCAGAATCTTTTACAACGCCGAGAATCGGTGCCTTCTGTTCCAACATAGCAAGTACATCCTGATTGTCATTAATTTTTTGTTTATACATTGTTGCAATAATTCCGGCAAGTTCAAGATCTGGATTTAAAGATCTATCTCCATCTCCACTCTGCACGTCCCTAATCGTACTCATTAAGGCTTTAAGTCCTCTGTAGGCGAGGTATTCTGTCTTTACCGGAATAATCACTTCATCAGCTGCTACAAGGGCATTAATAAGAAGTGTTCCTAACTGCGGCGGACAATCAATAAAAATGTAATCAAAATATGGCTTCAGTGTCAAGACAGCTTTCCGTAATTGCACATCACTATTTCTTCCGACAACTAATTTTGTCTCCGTAACCGCAAGGTCAATATTCGACGGAATAATGTACAAATTTTCCAACTCTGTACTTTCCACATTGAAAGCACATTCCGCAGCCTTGGTCTTTCCGTCAAATAGTTTGCATACATTGTAATCTTCAAAATCCTTATCATCTGGATTAAGACCACAACAAATGGTTAAGCTGGCTTGAGGATCAAGGTCAATCATAAGTACCTTTTTCCCTATCATGGCTTTTGCAACTGCAAGATTATAAGTAGTAGTGGTCTTTGCTACTCCACCTTTTTGATTCGCTATTGCTATAACTTTCATGTGAAATTTCTCCTTTCAAAACATAATAAGTATTACTTTTAATATAATTATCATATTTATTTTCTGTATATTATTATATCTTGTTCCGTTATCATAGTCAAGTATTTTCGCATTTTGTATCATTTGTTTTTTATATAATAAGTAGTACTTTTTATATGTTTTTGTGCGAAATCACTGTAAAAATGGAGAGACAAATACTAGACTGTCTCTCCATTTTCCTTCTATTTTTTGTTCTTTTTCAGATATTTTCTGTCATCATCCAGCTAACAGTCCAGTTCTTCCATGAGCACCAGGAAACGATCAAGCAAATGGTTAAGCTGCCGCAGGTCGCCTATATCAATATCACCAAAAAAGATTAAGTTCTCCTTCTTCCTGACATTCCACTGCGAAAGCATTGAGAATCTTGTTATAATCGTCTCTCGACTCCATATTGTCACCCCTGTTTCTCATGGATGTAGCGATGAATGGTTCCCTCACTTTTGCCGAGCTGCTTTGCAATCTGCCGGATGGAGCAACCTTGTTCTCTCAACACATGGATCAGTGCGATCTGATCCGCCGTCATCGTCTGCGGCCTACCCTTTTTCCTTCGTGTTGCTTTTTTCGCCGCCGTGTCCTGGACGATGTTTTCTTCTACGATTTGAACTGCTTCTTCCTTCGAGAGAGTAGCCGCTGCCATTTCTGCGATTTTAACTTGAAGTTCATCATTGCGTTTTTGCTCATCGTCATAAAATTTCTGATATAATTTAAGATCGTGTTTGAGCTGATCCAGCTCCCTAATCAATGCACTGTAAGTCACTGCATCGTCCTGAGAATATTGAGCAAATTTCTTATCTTTAAGCTGTTTTTGTAATTTATCTATAGTTTTTTTCCGGCGTTCAGAAACCGTTTCTACATATTTAATGCTTCGTACAAGTTCTGTCCGATTCTTGCCGTTATAATAGTCATACCATTGTGTATGCCGATCTGAGGTACCATTTATGGTCTCTGAGCATTTTGATCTAATTTCTTCGATAGAAAGATTTTCCAACTCTTCATCGGATATATTATCTGTTTTTGGAGCTTCTGACATGCGAAGCTCTAATTCTTCTATCCGCTCTCTTAACTCACTATTCTCCCTAAGACATTCTCTTTTTTCATCTTCGAGTTGTAAATACATCTGATAACACGCACTCTCGTTGGAAATAGCATTGTTGTATCTAATTCTATCGCTTTGTGATGTTATTGATTTGTCATTGGATAATAGCTGAAGTTTCAGATCTTTATTTTCCTTTAGTAGTTCAGCTATCTTTTCCTGCACAGAATCAAAAAGTTTACATTCTTCCTCATATAGTTTTTTATAATGAGCCTTGTCCTGAGTAGCTGTATTGCACTCACACTGCGTCTCTGGCAGAGTAGTTCCGGTTGATTGGTCATGTTTCAATTCTGCGATGGCACCTTGCAGCCGATCAATCTCAGCGTCACGTTCAGCGATGATTGTTTTATATTCCTCGATTCTTCCTTCCGTTTCAGATAATTGACCTTTGATAATATCAATTTCTTTGAGATCTCTGAGACATTCCGTGATTCCAACAAAGTAATCCGTATCGCCATTATGTTCCAGGAATGCTTTGTTGTCAGCCAGGATTTTATTTTCCAGATCCGCATTTCTTCTGGCGGAACATTTCGCGCTGATCCGCCCTAACTCACTGAGATTGGCCCGACTCTCCAACTGTGCTATTTTTTCTTTCATCTGGATATAGGTCGGACTATTTAGAAATGAGTTCTCTCCATTTTCGTTCATCTGATTTAACAGTTCATCTTGTTTTTTACATGCCGCCTGGAACACCTTAACGTCATTCTTAAGGTTCTGGATTTCGTCTTGAAGCTTCTGAGTATAGCTTGGTCTTTTCTTTGCCATGAAAATACCTTCTTTCTTGAGTAGAGTGGAAGAGTATTGCTTAAACTGGTTTACTGCCTACTTTCCGCCATTCCTATTTATTGAACTGCTTTTATTATATATCCGAATAGGGTGGTAGTCAATATTTTTTGAACATGTTTTATTAAATATTTTGGTGGAGTAGGAGAGTGCGGATGGAGTTGATTTGCGCGCTAGTTTGGATTATTCTGGTGTAGTTGTTTAGTATTACTTTTTATATAATAACGGTGCGATTACGGTATGAATAGTATTATTTTTAATATGGTGTAAGAGGGTAGAAGAGTGGTATGGTATGGCAAATTTTCTTGGTGTAAAAAAATTGGGATAGCATATTTCGCCCTGGCGGTTTGGTGGTGTCTCACCTTTTCCACGCTACCCCGTCCAGATGCCCGTATATCGTTCTTTATTTATTCACTATACATTTTCCTATTCTATTTCTATTAGTCACATATAGCCCATAAATACAGCGTTAGACGGCGTTTTATTTTTTTGGCGTTCGCCTACGTTTTTAGGTATAAATATTCATTTTTTTGCATCATGACACGGGGGACTATAACTCGTATACGCTGCGTTTTCTTCCTTCCAGATCCGGCGGCGGTGGTGGCATTATATCGCCCACGATATACGGGATATATTCTTGTATTTTCCCTTAAAAACAATGGACAGATAAAACGCTCGATCACGTCAAAAAAAGGCTATATAACCCCCTATACAGCCGTTTAAAACCTATATTATATTGTGTTCAATAATTCATAAGGCACACTAAAAAAGCCATGGGTTTTTACGCCATGACCTTTTTAATATTTCCTATTTTTTATAAAAACGCTTTTGCCAGTCCCAACAGTACGGCACCGATTACAATAACAATGACCGCTCCGCCATCAAATTCACTTTCTGCCAAACACGCCAGACTCACGAACGCCCAAAAAATCATATTCTTTTCCCCCTTATCCTAAAAATGAAACAACGCAACTAACGTTCTTTTCTGTGTATTCCTTCGTAACAGTCCGTTTGAATGTTTCACTTTCTTCCTTCGTCGCGAAATGTCTTTCATCAATGATCTTCGATTCAAAAACATTAATTTCGATTACTACCGCTGTATAAAAACCGCCCTTTACTTCCACAACACCGATTTTTCTATTATCTCTCATAAGTTCCAACCTTCTTTCCTCAGATCGTCAACCGACGGAATTTTCTTCATAATCTCTTCATAGCTCGCATTGTTTTTATCTTCCAACTGATACATTGTATCTTTCAATTCAAAACAAGGATAGTCGTACTTGTCAATGAAATAATAGGCGATGTCGTCCAGCGGAATGCATTCGTCAAGTCTAATATAGCCATCTGGCACGATGGTAGCCGCCTGAGTTGTTCCGACATAATAGGATGCAGCGACTAACAAAGCCGTTCCTAAAATCATAACTAATTTTTTCTTCATGTGCGCGCCCTCCTTTATCGTGTGGTTGTGGTTGACTTCCACCCGAAACAATGATAATAAAGTTCTTCTTTGCGGACGGTCTTGTTATTAATGATTGTTTCGGTGTGTTTCCGCATGATTCCCTCATAGATTTCGATGTGTTGATATGTGTCGCCATTTTCGAAGCGCACTACATGTTGTGTCTTGTTTCCTACGTCGAAATAGTTTTCTTTCCGGCTCTGTCCTTCGTGTCCGCTGATCCAATCCATGATATTCTGTGTTGTCATTAATCGCCGCCCCCTTATCACTGCATCACTTCGACGCACGCGCCGTTGTCAGTAAAGATAAATGTTCCTTCTAATCCTAAATCTCGTCCGAACGCTTTATAGTCGAAGTATCGTGCTACGTTGTCCGGCACGTTTGTCAGATACCCGCATTCTTCTACAATCTGATACGCGACATCTTCCATATCGTTGCAATCGTTATAGATTGTATAATCGCCGTTGTTTGCTTTTTCGATAGCTTCATCGAATGTATAACCGCATTCTGAAATCATAGCTTTTACAACGTCCTGCTGCTCTTCGTCAAGCTCTTCCATTTGTTCCGCGATCTCGTTTAAAGTGTCAATGCTTTCATACTCACCAACGTTATAAAAATTACATTCGTAGTCCGTGATAAAATACTCTTCGTAGTAGTTGCCGCTTTCGTCCGGTTCGTTGCTAATTCCAATTCTCTGAAATACTTTTTTCAGATCCTCTTCCGATACTGGTAACTCTACCCATTCGCCTATCAGTTCGCCTTCGTTGTACTTGCCCAGGTTTGTTACAAAAACATTCATCATAAATAAAACCACCTTTCTTTTTTTCGGCGGCTCTGCTATAATGTAGTAGCAACCGCCTTTTTGTTTGGTTGTTTGGGTAGCACTGGTAAACTGTCCAGGTTCTTAGGTGCTACCCCTTTCTTGATTACAAGCTAATTATAAATCATTTTTGATTTGTTGTCAATATATTTTTGATTTGTTTATAATTATTTTTATACTGTTTTTAATCATTGTTGATTTATTTCTATATGTATGATATATTATATTTGTACTTCAAATAGCTTTTAATTCATCTTATTTATATATAGGAAGGCGGTATATTATGGACAGTAAAAAAAT